GAACAGCCACGATACGCTCGATCGGTGGGTTCTCAGGGATCAGAGTCTCAAGAGTAGGTAGAGCTGCGAAATCAAGAGCAAGGTGCCAAGAGTCTAAAGTAGCAGCAGCATTTGACCGGAATGCGCCAGTTACATAAGAAGGGCAATAGCGGTATTCGGCCCAGCGTTCCTGGTATCCGAAGACGTTATTATCAGCAGAAGCGCCTTGCATATAGATTTCTTTGTTTAGTACGGCTTGTTCGCCGAGATTAGCAGCAAGAGGTTCGTAGTAGTCATAGCGAGTACGCACAGACCAGTGACGGTTCATACCTTGCTGGTAAGTAGTATCAGCTCGGAAGGAAACGAGGCCCAAGAGTTGGCCGTGTTCCTGGAAGGTGTGATTGATGCGAGCTTTACCGCGAGCGGTAGCGAAAGCAGCAAGAGAACCTTGAGGAGTAGTAGCAGATTCAGAAGTCTGAGCAATAGGGTTGACGTTGATATCAAGAGTTTGGCCTCCTAAGTATTCAGAGCGCTGTAAGCGGTAGTCTGGAGAAACTACTCCAAAGCGAGAGAGTAGAATTTCGACATAGCGGGTTCCACCGCGTGCGTCGAGTTCCAACATTTGCTGGAGGACAATAGCTTCGCGGATTGAGTTGATAGTGGCGGCAGTAGCGCCAGAGAGATCGGCGTATACGTTAGGGTAAGCAGCACCGGACTGTTTAGCGATAAAGAGATCAGATTCGCCAGAGTCAATGGAAGAGCCGTTACCTACGACGTAATAGCCTGGAACGGTACCAGTACCGGTGGTGGAGTTAGAATATTTAACGCCGGTATCAGAGGTGTTGGTGGCGTTGGCTGTATTCCAGCCTAAGCCAAGAACGGGTGCAGTAGACCCTAGAGGAAGTTCGACAGCAGGGCCTTTTTGGGGCCAAGGTAGACAAGAAGTAAAGTAATCCTTACGACGGTTGCGGCGAAGAAGAGTGTAAGCAGTAACATCAGGGCCATCGCCCAGGTCAAGTGTGACAGAGTTTTGCGTATTTTGGTCACGGTACCATTCGTTCCAAATTTTATTATAAGCGCGAAAAGGAAGAGCGATAGGCATATCAGCTTGTGGAATAGAAGCGATTTGAGTAGGTAGACCGAAATAGTCATAGAGAGAAGCTTCGGCAAAGCCAGAAGCATGAGTTGCATCATCAAGAGAGGGTACCTCAAAGTCTACAGAGTCGGTTGGATCTTCTTGAGCGCCCTGGAATTTTTCCCAATTGTTCCATAACAATCGGTTGGGCACATAGAAGAAGTGTACATCCATGTACACGTTGTCCATATAAGGGAAGATTGGAGTTGCAAGTCGAGCGAGAGCATTCATGGTCAGGTTGATAGTGTCGCCAGGAAGAATTGGCTGCCACAAGATAGGATAAAGAAGACCTTCGTCACAAGTGGTCTTGTGTGAGAAGGAGCGATCAAAGGCAGATCGCGGAGAATTGAGTTGAGCGGGTACTTTGGAGAAGTGACCCTGATTTACACGACCAGCGGAATTAGCTCGGAACGACATTAGAACTCCTTATTGTTGGATTGAGGTAACATTGGACTTAAGAAGAGTACGGCCAGAACCCAGATTAAGAGGGTTGCCGTGTGGATGGATAGTACCAGTGGCATCATCGAATTCAGCCAGCTCACATAGAGCAAAGTCATCTGGGAAGCGATTGAAAGTAGAACCAGTTTCATTTACGGCGACCTCGAAGCCTCGTAGCGCCTGAACTGTAGAATCATCACAGAAGGGCTTTAGGAAATAGTTGGCTTTAACATCCAGGATTGCAAATACTTTTTTCATTCAATACTCCTTTTAAGACAGTTTTTTATTGTAGCTAGTTTAACCCGTTCACGGGTTTCTAGTCTGGTGTCAGTAGAGTTTGGATCGGTATAGAAGTCAAGACCTTCAGTTCGTTTTTTTTTAACGAGTTCATAAAGCGCTGGGTCACAGCGTTCAAGGAGTTTATCAAAGTATTTAGGAGGAAGAGTGGCCGGACGGCCAATAGAAGGTACGATTTCATCGGAGGGGTACAGATCAGTTTTAAATTCGTCGAAATAGCCTGAAGCGATGCCAGGACGACGAGACATAGTTACATATTCGGGCTTACGCCCTTGGTAGTGGAAGCGAGATCCTTTACCAGTAATTTTTTTTAAGCAGTAGCGAGCGACATAAGCTGCGGACTCGAAGGAAACTTCGGATATAGTGCAGCGGCCTTTGGCCCATAGATTGTCGAGCAGATCAGATTGGAATTGCGGGTGGCCTCCTTGGGAGGCTGCAATAGGTACGCGGTCTTTACAGAAGTCCTCACCGAAGAGAATCATGTGATGATGTGGGCGACGGGTAGTTTCACCGTATTCGCCACATTGAAAGTAACGGAGTGGGTGAGGCTCAAAGTGTTTACGAAGCCGCTTAAGGAAGAGTTGAACATCTTCTAGGTTGAGAGTTGTAATGCCATTGGGTAGTTTAGGAATATGGGCGTCAGAATAAGTAAGAGTAAGAAAAGAGCTGCGGTCATGGAGCCGAGACTCTTTCATCAGTCGAATAGCCCATTGCCTAGAGCGTTCGAGACGACATCCAATGCATTGACCACAAGGAAGTGGAGTAGGAGTGCCGAATTTGGCTGTATTAGCCGACGGCACAACAGAGGGAAACGAGATTGAGGCCTTTCCACCGGGGTTTTTCCGGATGAGGGCCATCAAAGGTTTGTAGCAGGGCATTAGAGCCTAATGCCGCCACGGGACATAGATTTAGGGTGGTTGAACTTATGCGTGCGTGCGCCGCGTTTAAAGTTCTTTTTATTAGCTTTAGGAGACATCATTTTACGTTTCATTTTTACCTCTTTTTAATTAACCCAAAAAACCTTCAAAAAGGACACCTTTTTATTTTAGACACCTGTTTGGTGTCAGTTGGAACAGTTACAACAAGGGGGGCACTGTTCCATAAGGGGATTTGTTGCACTATCCCCTAACACCCCTACGGCTAAAACGGGATACGGATAAGCCTGAATTGCTGCTTGGTGCTTCACGATGTTACGCTCTGCGCTGCAATGTGGCTTAGCTGTATAGTTAGTTTTAGCTAGTAGTTGATTCATGGTTATTCATCGGTAGTTTTTGAAGTCCCTTTAGGACTTCGTTTATTAGCGCCTGAGGGCGCTTTTACAGGGAGATCAGCATCTCCCTGACCCTCTGGCTCAACCCTAACCTCTGGGGCGGCGGAGCCGCTCCCAGCGGCGGCGGGTTTTTGTAGGAGACCATAACGCTCATATATTTCTTTTGGAGCTTGGTCTAGATTGCGGAAGTCATGGTCGAGTTCTCGACGCATTGCGAGAGGTAGCGATAAGAAAGCAGTTTGGGCGTCTTGAACAACTTGAAAGCTTTCCATAAGAGTTTGGGGGCCATTAGTGTAGTCCCCATAGTGAGGAGTGCGAGAAGTCATCCAGGCAGGGGGATTAACGCCAGTTTTCATGCGGTTTATTATGAAGTTGATATCAACTTCTTTTTTGAATTCCTGCTTTACAGCAGTAGTAGCGACATGAGGGACGTTAGTACGGGTACGGGTGAAGCGGTTACGGATTTTCATTTTATTTTCCTAATAGTTTACGAAGAGTCATACCAAGAGTATCGAGAAAGTTTTTGTCGGCCTGAGAGCCTCCTTTAGCGGAAGAAGAGGAGATGCCCATGCGATCTAAACGTTTATCGTTTATATAGTCATAAGTGGCTTTGTCTTTAGAAGCAGCGGCGTCAAAGACGGATCGATTAGCATCAGCAGTGGCTTTTTTGACTGCATCGGCATAGGTGTTTTCTGAGATATTGGCATCAACGCCGGATCGACGAGCGTCAGCAGAGATTTTGGCGAGCTCAGCGCCGAGTTTTTGGGACAGGAAAGCATTTTGTATTCCTTTAGCTTCGACGTCTTTGGCGGTTGAGGCCGTAGATTCGCCAAGCAGTTTAGTGTTAACGAGAGTTTGGTCGATATTGGCAGAAGCCTGTTGAAGGGCAGGAGCCATTGAAGCAAAGCGGGCAGCGCCATCGGCGGCGCCCTTTGCAGAAGATTCATATTGAGGAGCGACCATAGAGGCGCCAGCTCCCGCAGGAGACGAGGCACCGGAACCTCCGGTCGCAGAAAGAATGGGATTTAGGCCAGCGGCCTTTAGATCAGTGATTTCGCGTTGGTGAGCGGTATTAGACATGCGTTCCTGGAACGCCATCTGCTCACGAGCGATTTGAATATTAGCGGCATTCTGCTGTTCAGCGAGAGCCGCGTTTTTTCGATTTGTATCTTTTTGGCCGACGAAGCCGAGGGCGCTGCCAGCGCCCCCGACGATCATAGATGCGGTGATCGGGTCCATTATAACCTCGTTAGGCCGGGAATGGAGTATACGGGCAAGATA